AGTTTCCAGTTCTGCAATGGCTGAACCTCACAGAAGGTCTGCTGACCTCCAGGAGCGTCGGCCAGGCTTAGTTCTACCATGTCAGCGTCGATTGCGTAATCAGTCGCAGAGATTGTGAACTTGATGTTTGTTGCTTTGATTCTGGTCGATGCTGGCATCTTAGAACCTTTCTATATTGAGAGTTGTAAGTCGATTCCGATTGTGGCAGCCAAGTAGTCATTACCGTTGGCGACAAGCGTGTAAGGTGCCGAAACTTCTTTTAGGCCTGCGTCTGCTGGTAATGCCAGGATGGCTTCTTCGATTAGATCGTCGAGGTCATCGCTTGATGATTCGTTGTCTGCTGTTCCGGCAATAACTTGTAGTTCAAGGTTGGCAGTGTAACCGCGTCCAACTGAGGATGGTGTGATGTATTGCGATGCTGGCCTGATAACGATGACCGGTGGCGTAACGCGTGCAGGGATGTATGAGTAGACATCGAGTCCTTCTCCCTGAAGCGTTAGAGCCAGTTCGGCTTTCGCTGCACCAACTTCGCTCATACAGCAAACCCTAGATAGGGCAGGAGTTGAGCGTAGATTGAACGTTTAGTGTCCAAACTGACTCTCATCCCCTGCCCTGATCCGTCGGCGAACTGCGCGATACCGCTTGGAGCGTTGCGGCGGTTCCAATGCTCAGACGCGCACTGAAGCACACACAAGTCTTTTACCGATGCCGGCACAGTGGTAACTGCTCCGAGCATTTCGGTAACTTCTGCGAGGCCAGCGTCAAGGCAACGTTGAGGGAAGTTTGTGGCGTCCTTAGTCCCAACGTAATCCTTGAAGTCTTGCAATGTAACAGCCATTTTTAGTCCTAGGCGGTGAAGTCGAGCTTGACGATTGCAGACTCGAATGGAACGGTGATGGCTGCGTATCCGTAAACTGCGTAAGTGTTCGACAGAGTAGCGGTGCCGCTCATGTCGTCTACTAGGCGGACAGGAGCACCAGCCGACTCGAACACCTGAAGAGCAGCCGAGTTAGCCATGTAGCCAACGGTTGCGCCTAGGGTCGTGTCAACGATGACCGGCAGGTTCCAGATGGTTGCCTGGAGTGGTGCTGGGCTTGAGCCGATGCTCTCACCGGTTGCTGCTCCACCGTCAATGCGAACGATTGGGCGTCCCTGAGTGTCTGCCAAGGTGACGAGATACTTGTAAAGTGCTGGGCCAGCAAGAATGAACTCGGCGTTTAGGCCTGAGTTGGTCTTGATGTATTTTGCACCGTCGATGATACCTTCGAGAACCGATACAGCGGTTCCGCCATCCATGTCCATGATCTTGCCAGTGAAGTCGAGTGCGGCGATTGCCGATACGACTGCTGCGTTGGTCTGGTTGGCGTAAGCGATGCTTAGTGCCTGGAATGCGGTGTCAAGGTAAGGCGTTGACGAACGTTCGACAAGCTGACGCGACAAGGTGGTCTTACCAGCGTAAGTCTTGACAGCGGTCGAGGTGTTGGCAATAGTAATCTGGCCGTCACCGATAGCGGTGTTTTCGGTTGCCTGGTTGCTTACGGTTACGGTGTTAGCGGTTACCTTAGCGTAGTCAACGGTTAGGCCCGATGCTGGTAGTGCGCCTCTTGACCATACGTTCCATGATGGACGGTTGAGGTCGATGAGGTTGTTGATGAAGCCAACCCAGCCCGGAAGCGAGTAGGTGTTGGCGGAGGTTGCTGCTCGGCATAGCTCGATTGCTGCTTCGTCGCCAGAAACCAAAGCCTTGGCGAACTCGCCCTGGCTGCGGAACTTCTCGAACGATGGTGCAACAGGAGCCTGTGGTGCGGCGTTAGCCTCAACCATACGACGAACCTCTACGAGTTCATCCTGGATGGAGCGAACGTCGAGTTCGGTGTTTTCTGACACTGGACTCTCACTTTCTTGTTGGATGTCGTCGCTAGGTTCAGTTTCCTGCTCCTCGCGAACTTGGGTGATTTCCGCGCCTGAATAGGCTGGGAATGGGACAACGCTGACTTCTTTCAAGTCAACTAGAGTCCTTGTCACGAGGTCGCCCTCGCGAGTCTGCTCGACTGGCATGAAGCCAACCGAAAACTTGTTTAGAACACCGTCACGCATTAGCGCGAGAGTTTCATCAGCACGCTGAACACCGGCAGTCAGTTTGGCGGTGATTTCAAAACCTTTGTCAGTTTCGCGGCCTGAGATTACTCGACCGATTGGTAGGTCTTGGTGATCGTGGCCATAAAAGATTTTGACGTTCTCAGCGTTGCGAATAGAACCAGGTGCGAACTGCTCCCGATAGGCTCCGCCGATGTCAGTTGGTTCGTTGAATGGAACTGCGACGCCAGTAATGGTGCCGGCTTCTTCAGCTAGTCGGAACTCGACTTCGCGGATTTCTATTTCAGACATTTATAGTCCTTCCTTTGCTCGGACTTCATCAGGCGTTAGCCATGCGACTCCACCAGTGGCGATGTCATACATCTCCCAGCGAGTCTTCATGTCGGCCTTGTAAAGTCCTTCATAGTTGAAGCGAACGGTCGTGCCTCGTGGTAGGCAAGCCGAGAGTGCGTCCTCGATGGCATTTGTGTAAGCCATGAGGGTATGGCGATAGAACGTTTGCTGCTCATCGCTCAAGTTTGTGTAAGTGTCGCTAGTGCCATCGACGCCAGTCAGTAGCAGACGAGCTGGCACACCAAACAGACGAGCAATAGTCTGCGTTGACTGAGCTGCGACCTGAGTGAACATTAAGTCCTGCGGCGTGGCGTTGATGGTCTGGTAATCAAACCCCTCGCTCAACACTGCGAGTTGTCTAGTTGCCTGCTTGGTGTGCCAGTTCGATGTGATTTCTTCGGCCTGCTCTTTAGTGAGCATCTTGCCGGTCTTCAATACTCCGGTCGGGACGCCAGCACTTGAGAACCAGGTGCTTGCAAAGTTTCGTAGATCCAGCGCGGTCGCAATGTCATTACCTGCTGCTTGGATGGGCCCGAGTCCGCGTAGGTTGCCGGGCACTGAGAACAAGCGCAGCTGCTCGATATCGCGTGTCGTAAATCTTTTGCCCATGTAGTCGAATACTTTGTTGCCGCTCATACCATTCGGGCCATCGAGTGTTGGCTGAACTGAGGATGCGACTAGCAGGGTTAGATCGTTTACTTGACCGCGTGAGTCATAGGACTTATACCAATACGCTTCGCCCGAGAGTGCCAGGCTGGTAACGGTTGAGAAAATAAAGTCTTTGCGTGAGTCTGACAGGCTTGGGTTATTGACAAGAACCGGGTTGTCAATCTTCTGCTCGAGGCCTCCGCCATAGCGGTATGTTTCGAGTGGCAGAGCTTTAGAGATTGGCGTTGCAATGATTTGGATTGCACGATAGACACCAGCTAGTGAGAGTGCCGAGTTTGTGTTGACGATAGTGTCAGAACGAATGGGGATGGGCGGCACAATAGAACGCGCTTCTATGCGTGGTTCAGTGCCGGTCAGTCTTTGCCAAAGTGAGGCCATATATAAAACCTTATGTGGTTATGACCGATTCGACGTGGCGTGTCGTAAAGTTTCACGCAGTTGAGGGAGAGCCCGTTGAGTATTGGGGATTCCTCAACGCATCCTCTCCCCCAACGCTGTGAATGTCTGGAGGACAAGATTAGTATACACCTACACCACCGACACCTTGTGCCGACGCAACATAAAGTGCCCAGCAAGTTGCCAGGAGAGCGTCAATGTCGCCTATTGAGTCTTTGCGTGAGATTTGCCAATACTCACCAACATACTTGGCAACTGCTCGACCGTTCTGAACTATCAACAGAGGGTCGTCGTTGTGATGCACTCGACCATTAGCAAACATGGCATAAACGGTCATGCAAGCAGTGTTGATTTCTTTATTCCAAAGATTCCAAACTGGGATTCCACGTTCTTTTAGTTTGCGATGTATCGAGTGCATGCCTCGGTCGTCGAGAGCGACCGCGCTAATCTGATGTTTTTGGCAGATGCTCACAATCATTTCGACGAGCTTGTCCTCGGTTGGCTGCACTAGAGACGCAACCAACTCGGTCTCGAATGCGTCACCAACTCGTTTAGCAGCTGCAATAGTAGCGTGTTCAAAGTTGCGTGTGACATCGACGCCGAGCACTGAGCCTGCAATGTCTGAGATACCATTCCCGGAGGCCTGACGGAATAGGTCGCCAGCAAGCCATGTTTCTCGCGTGCCACTGATGAACTGGTTGAGCGTGTATCGTCGCACTTCATGTTCTGGGCTTGTGGTAATGTCTTGCAGCACTCGCTCAAGCGGTATTCGGCCACACTCGACAGCCGGATTGGCTGCCTTGATTGCTTCCGGGTCGGTTAGTTGCGAGTTGGCTGGTGCTTCCCAGATGAATGCACCGAAGCGTTCGTTCGATTTGGGATCGGCGATGACTTGGTCGGCGGTGTTGTAGAGGTCGATAAGAGTCTTTGATTCTTGGTCGCCAGCAGTGGTAATCATGATGACCATAGCGTCGTCGATTGCCGATGTTCCCTTCTTAGCAGCAGTCCAAATACCAGTCTTGGCAAGGTGACCTTCGTCAAGAATGCAACGAACCATCGTGATACCTTGCATTGCCGCTTCGCGTGCCGGGCTTACCTTGTATTTGCCTGAGCCATCAGTCTTGGCGATGCCTCGCGTCTCGGTTGTTTTCTTGAAGCGTTTAGATAGCCAGGCAGTCTTGTCAATGACGTGTTTGACGCGCGTGTAAATAATCGTGGCCTGCTCGCGCGACGATGCCAGGCTAATTACATCGCCCTTATGGAATGTCAGCGCGTCGAGTGCCAGCCCACCGGCCAGCACCGACTTACCTTGTTGCCTCGCCATTGAGATAACTACTTGCCGATAGCGCAGCTCGCGTGGATGTTCAGGATGGTCTGCCGGGTATCGCTCGAGGACATGGCGCAACAACCACTTCTGCCACTCGTCTAGCGGTATAGGTTCATCAGTTTCGGGAGTCACCCAACACAATGCCAGCAGGTCAATGAGTCGGTCGCCATCAGTAGGGAAGTCTTCAGATAGCGGAGGTGTGAACCGGGCAGGTAGTTGCATTACCTTTTCAGCATCTCAGCCAATGGGTCAAAGTCAGGCACTGAACCATTGAGCAAGCGCATGATCTCGAGGATAGTTTTACGCAACTCGGCGGCCGTAGACGTGTTTCCCTTGTCGTCAAACTCAGATGCCAGTTTCAAGGCCATCATGGCGAGCACTGCACTCTCAGGCGTCAGTTCGACGCCATTCAGCCAGTCTCTCAGTGCGTTCTCAATCATTAGTGCTCCGTTCTCTCTCAAATAATCTAACTCATTCTTGAAAAGTAAAGTTGCAAGCAGGGATGAAACTCGTGCGTCAGAAAAAACTCAAAACCATTTTTCGTTCGCCCAGGCGATGCGAGTCAATGCTTGGTCTTGCTTGCGACCGTTGCATGATCGGCAAGCGGATTGCAAGTTGTTGATGTCATGGTTCGGTTCGCCATTGCCAGGCGGCACGATGTGATCGATAGTCCAGTCTTTACCTTCGAGGTGTTTGCCACAGATGGCACAGAGTGGTTCGAGTATGGTCTTTGCGTATGCTCGAGCTTTACGCCATTCGGCTGAGTCATGCCATTCACTCATCTTCGTCGAGGTATTCCATAGCGTCGTCGTATCGGATGCGTGCGATGCTGGCGAACATAAGTGCCAGCGTGATTGTGGTGCCAATGACGATGGTGGCTGCGATGATGAGTAGTTCCATTAGTCGAGCCAAACTTTGTAAGCTGCGGTCACTCGACCTTTGTCTGGGTCGATGAAGTGTAGGCGTTGTGATGGTGTTGCTGATGCGGCCATAGTGATGCCTGCGTAGCGGTTGTCTGATTCGGTTGAGCCGGTTTGGTATACAGCACCGAGCCCATCGGGTAGTGCCCATTCGGCGTGTGTGTGGTAGTGGCCGATGTATGCGTCGCGGAATGCCCAAGGGTATGAGCCTGACTTCCATTTGGCTACGTGAGTCACGATAGCGCTGGGGCTGGCGAAACCGTTGCGACCTACTTCGTCACCATGTAGCACGATGGCACGATAGTTGCCTATTTCTAGGCGTTGAATGTCTTCTGGGCATTCTTGGAATGTGACGCGCTTTTCCTCAGCTAGTAGTTGCCTGGCGAGTTCGTAGCACATTCGGTCGACGTTGTCTGAGCGTGGCACTCCGTCGCGTTTAGATCCGATGCGGCCATGATTTCCCCACTCTGGGATGATGGTGACGTGTTCGTAGCAGGATAGTGCTTGACGAATGACGTCGACGAGTAGGCGTGAGATGTTGACGTATTGCTCGAAGAGTGTTGAGTCAATCTCCCAGGCTTGTCCGGGATAGTTCCATAACCCTTCGACCATGTCGCCTGTGAATGCGATGTAGCATTCGCGGACTGGATGGTGTGAGCGTTGAATGTCGGTGATGGCAATGGCTCGTTCAGTGAACTCGAGGACGCGTTTACGCATGATGTCTGAGTTGTAGCTGGTGGTTACTTTGGAGCCTTGCCAGTCGCCCATAACCCAGAGTGCGACTTCGGCTCGTCCTTTGCGTCGGTCTTTGCCTGGTGGTGGCACGTTCGGCACGCCTCCCATTGAGAGCATGGCGTCGAATGCTGCGGCCTTGGTTACTTCAGTCAAGTGATCCATGCGGTCTTTGGATGCGAGAAGTGCCGATTGTGTGCGTCGCAGTGCAGCTCGAAGTAGTTTGACGTCGGCTGGTTCTTCTTCTGGTGGTGTTAGATCCTCGAGCATCGGCAAACTTTGTTCATGTGTGCCCGAACTGTGTCAGTTGCTAATGGTATTCCCCTGGCGTTGAGGGCTTTGGCTAGTGATCGTGCAGTCCAGCGGTCGTCTAGTAGTGCGTCGACAAGAATGGTGCGGTCTTCGGGTGCTAAGTCGATAATGATTTTGCCGATTTTGCATGGCTCTAAATTTCGTGCTGGATTTAGTCCTTCGAGGATTCCCATTTGTCTACTCCGTTCTTGTGGCGGTGGTCGATTGCTCCTTTGATTCTATCTAGCACGTCTAGTTCGAGTTGTGAGCTGACGTGTTTGAGTTCTTCATCAAGGATTTGCATGAAGGCCATTCGTTCGCGTATCCGGGCTACTTCGTCGACTGATTTGACGATGGCTAGGATGCGGTCGCTGAAGTCGTCGCTCA